CACAGTCAGAGACGCTAGTAAGCGTGTGCTGAACGGTAACGCCGTCGAAGTGGTCGCCTGCCTCTAGGACTAGGGCATGTCCAGAACCAACGGTAGCCACCGGGAAAGCACAGCAGAGGGCACTAAGATTATTGCAGCTGGCTCCCCCGGTGTATCCGGATGTGTTCTCTTGGATCAGTGTAAAGATAGGTGAGGTTGAAACCGTTCGCAATTCAAGGCACGCACCCTTCCAGGCAACCGATCCGCTAATATTGGCTGCAACAGTCACCGACCCAGCAGTCGCTGAAGTGTTATCTACCAGAACCGAGGTTGGAGCAGTGCCTTCCAGCTTGCGCTCCGTTCCAGTGTAGGCTCCTTGGAAACCGTTCGACTCGTCGCCAAACCCGCAGACCACATAATCGTTGGCGTCGTCGGTAGTCACGGTGGCCGAAGCCAGTGTGCCGGTTCCTAACGCTGTATTCCCGCTAAGCAGTGGGTTAAAAGAGAGGAATCCGGTGTACTCCCCCAACACACCAGAGATGTTGGAACCGTTGTAAGTGCAAGTGTAGACAGTAGCACCTGAAGCAGCTATTCCATAGAAGGGTTGCTCCGAATCGTTTGCTCCAGCAATAGCTACGCCTTGAAGAAGGGAATTGTAGTTGTTATCGGTACAGTAGGGAGTGGCGACTCCGGCGGTGCCATTGTAGCGTAGAAAAAGAGTGATCTGGTTAGTAGCGGTCGGAGAGTAGGTGAAGGTTACAGTTACTTGGCCGATTCCACCAGACGAGACTCCGGTCGTGCCGTTGACATACCCAGCCCAGGCCGGAGCCGAGGCGAGTGACGCGAGAAGCAGAAACAGAAATAAGCGCTTCATGAGATCGGCACCGCTGTAAGTCGGACCTGGTAGCCCGTCCAGGTACCGGGCGTGGTGCAGGCCGTCACCACGGTCGTCACCGTGATCGCCGCCGAGCCGTTCGTGTTCACGTAGTAAATTCCATAGCCAGCTCCCGTCCCGGTGGTGGTCAACGACATCCCAGTCGTGCCGAAAGCCGTTGTGGCTGAGTTCGTCTGGTTTATCACGACCGCCGATTCGGCGGTGCCTTGATTGTTGGTGTAACTGAGCTCGACCTTCACAGCTCCGGAGCCCACAGTCGTGCAGCCGGTTCCGGTTTCGTTCGCGTACATCGTGATCAGGTAGTTCCCGACCACGCAGTAGGTCGTCGAGCAAAGGTTTTGTGTGGTCACTCCTGAGGTCTGCGTGCCGGACGAGTAGGTGTGATTGGTGTCTCCGCTCAGGCTAAATACGCCACCGGAACCCGAGAGCAGGCCGCTGGCTGCCGGGAGATATGTCACCGGCGCTATGTTGCTTGCCGGGGTGTTCGTGAGCATGAGGCTGCTGCCGGAGGGTGCGGTGGATGGAGGCCGGAAAAGGTAGGAGGTGAAGGATGTCGCGTTCGGACCCATCCACCCTGTGACATTGCTATTGATCGTGGGGCTCGTGGTGTTCCCGGTGTTCTGCGACGATCCCGCGTGAACCCCGTCACCGGTCAAGGTCAGTGACGCGCTCAGGGTGACAGATGTTCCCGACAGCGCTCCCGTGAAGGTACACCCCGCCAGCGGACAGTAGTTCGAGATGTTGGCGGTGGCTCCTGAAGCGAAGGGAGTGGCGTTTAAGGTGGCCCCGCTCGGGAGGTTCACCGGGGTGCAGTCGGTGAGGGTGACCGCTCCGGTGCCGCTGGAGTTGCAGAAGATGTTCGCGTCGCCGCTGAGCGACGATACGCCTGCGCCGGTTCCGCCGCTGCCCGGAAAATTCTGTCCCTGGCCCCAAACATCCTGCGCGGCCAAAAGACAGAGGCCAAGCGCCACCAGAGCAAACGAAAGATAGGAAAGTTTCTTCATGCCAGACGGGTGAGTTTGCAGGAGAAGTTGACGGCGTTCGTGAGCGAGGCGAGCAGTATGCGCATGAACTTGCCGCCAGTTGGTGAGAGATCGATGCGAAAAGCCTGGTTAGTAGCTCCCACGGCGGTGACGGTGTAGTTCGCGTTCGTCGGGGTTATGTAGTAGCCGTCGGCGTCGGTGTCCGCTTCCTGAACTTGCACGCTGAACGAGCCAGGCGCGGCGGAGAATCGGCCTTCGACCGAAACCATCGGCGGAGAATTCGATTCGCTCGGCTGCAAGTTGACGGCAATCGAGGCTTGGGAGGCAACGACGGCTTCCTGCGCGACGTTATGGTCATCGACGGGAAGTTGGGTCGCGCCGGCAGCCAGTTTGCCGAAGACGTAGCAGGACTCACCTTTTTGCAAATTGATCGGGGACGCGTTCGAAGCAACGGGAACAAACGCGCCAGGTGCTCCAGGATAGTTAGGCATCAGCTTCTCGGCCTCCAGATTCTTCCTAAACCGCCGCGGCGGTTCTTCCGCGACTGCCTTTCTCTCACGACGGCTTGACGGTGCAGCATGTACAGCGAATTCGGATCCATGTCTTCCACTTGCTGCCCGCGGGCTTCGGCGTAAGCTGCGACTCTGCGATCGGCGGCCACGTTCACCGGCACCACCGCAGAGCCAAACTCATGCTGCAATCCCATACGCGCCGAATCCGCCGGATCGTCGCCAATCGTATCGCCCTCGGCATAGTCAACCTTGAGCAGAGTTTCGGTGTCGTCTTCATCGCGGATCAGCGTCGGCAGGCATTCGATCAGCTTCGGGCAGGCGTCCGAGATCCCCCACAGATTCGCGTCGAGCAACTGACTCATCAGCCGATAGCCCGACATTCTGGAGCCAGGCGAGGAATCCGCAGGATGCGGCTTCGGAACATGCGCACCCAAGTGATCGCTGACTAATTGCACGATCGACTTCGGGTACTTCGGCATCGAGCGCGGGCTGAGCTTCCCTGCGTCCCAGGAGAACGGGAAAGAATTCAGTGGCCGGTAGGCCGCCCCGAAACGCTCTCTCCACTGATTCTCGCGCGCTGTGATTCGTTCGCCCCATTCCGATTCGCCTACGCGGCGATCCCACATCTCGTCGTAAGTGACGACGCGATTCTGTTCGTTCTTGGCGTGCCAGTGAAAGCAGGCCGGATGCTCATAGCCCCAGTCGCCCGAGATCCAGCGGGTGTGCCAGGGTTTGACCTGCTTGATGGCATCTGCAGCTTTGAGGACGTGGCGAGCGGGATCGGACTCGAACTGCGGGAAGTATTGCCCGGTGTAGACGTTCCAATCGCCGCGGCCGACCATGCGCGCCATGTCGGGCGGCAGGGTGAGCAGGCGGTCGTGGTAGCCAATCGGCAAATGTGTGTTGTCGCTCGACTTCGCCTTGATAAGCACAAACTGGTCGCGCAGCGGTTCGAGTTCGGGAGGGAATCGTTTGTCGTGCCAGTAGTTCTTGACCCAGGAGTGGCCGATGCCGCCGGGGTTGGTGGCGCCGAGGAATTTCGGGCGCTCGATGCCTGGCCAGCGCAGCCGGAAGCGCAGCCAGTTAAAGACGCTGAGGGGATTGAGCGTGACTTCATCGAGCCCGATGGCCGCGAACTCGGCCGACTTGTACTTCTCCATCTTGTCGAGGTTGCGCAGCGCGATGACCCCGCCGCCGAATTCTTTCCGGAGTTGGAAGTTCCAGACTTTCTTGTAGGTGAGATGGCCGAGCCACTCCGGGAACTCGTGCTCGATCTTCGAGACCTGGCGATCCTGCAGGTTGGGATAGTCTTCGCAAAACAGGCCAACGACAACATTGTGCAGACCAAGAACTTTCCAGCACCAGACCAGGTAGAGAACCAGCCACCAGCGCAGGATGTAGCTCTTGCCGCCGCCGGCTTCGCCGCCGAATAAAACGTAATCGAATTGCGCGATGGCTTCGAGGACTTCACGCTGTTTGTCAGTTGGGTCGACGAGCCGTTCCAGGCTTAGCGTTACCTGAGGCGGGCATTGCGAGGTTGCCAAAATCCAGCTCCGGCGCGGTTTCGCGCGTATCCGCTGTAATTACAGGTTGCACTGGCTTCCCGAGTTGGTAGGCCAGCAGCAGTTTGAAAAGGTCGCGAGAGGCAGCGTCGCGCGGGCGGAGAATGTCGAGCGCATAGTCTTCCGCGTTTTTGATCTCGTCCCCGGGCTTGCCGTCGGCTTTCGTTGCATTCAGTTTCAGCTCTTTAATTCGCGAGAAGACGTTCGACGCAAAGCCTTTGCCGATCCTGAGGTCGCCGGTGTCGGGCTCGTTTCTCTTCCGACCCGCTCCCGTGCGTTTGCCGCCGCGCTTCGCCATCTAGGTTTGAATTCCCCCTCAAACAATCAAACAATCAAACGAAAAGCCGCCCTTTTCAAACACCGTGACCGGCGACGAGCGGCCGCTTCTAATGTTTCCAAGTACTTAGCGGTGTGTCCTACACATACAGTCCCCTCTCTGGGTGCGTCCACCGAGCCCGAAGTCCTCTAGAGTCAGCAACATGTTTGATTGTTTTGCTTTTCAAACGCGGAAAAACGGGTCCGGAGGGCCAAAATAGCTCGTAACTCGTTGAAGTTCCGTTTCAGATGAATTGAAACACGCATACTACGCGGCCTTTTTCCGCCGCCAGAGAGTAGTGCGGCTCGGCCCTCGTTTGGGATCGATCTTCGGCCCGGGAAGATGACCTTTAGCCTTCGCGTTCCGCAGGCCAGCGCGGATCCGCTCGGCGATCACGTCGCGCTCGAACTCGGCGAAAACGCCCAGCATCCCGAAAAAGGCTTTCCCCATGGGCGTCGTGAGATCGAAGCCTTCCTTCAAGCTGATGAACCCGACTTTCGCGTCGCGGAGTATTGCGATCGCATTTTGCAGGTGTTGGAGAGAGCGGCCGAAGCGATCGAGACGCCATACGAGAACGGCGTCGATGTCCTGCAAGCCTTTGGTGGCATCGCGCATTAGCTTGTCGAGCTGGGGACGGGACTTCTTGCTGCCGGAGACGCCTTTATCGACGTACTCGGCCGTGATCTTGTGGGAGTTGGCGGCGCACCAGGCGCGCAACTCGCGGAGTTGGACTTCGGGATCCTGGTGGCTGTGCAGCTTCGAGACGCGAGCATAGAGGGCGATCTTCATGTGCGCCCCACCTTCACGCCCTGGCCGAGTATCGCTTCGATGCGCCGCAACTCTTTCCTACCCAGCCGGCTGGCCAACTTCGCCAGGCGGTTCAAGTTGGCGATCCGGTGCTCGTTGTCGGCGATCGCGCGGCGTCGCAGCCAGAAGCCGGCCGCGCCCACGGTGTACACACGCTCGGGAGTGGAAGGGAAAGTCATGGCCAACTTCGCCAGGCGGTTCAAGTTGGCGATCCGGTGCTCGTTGTCG